CATTCTGCCGGCTGAAAAGCGTGATGCGCACGATGCCGTCCACGATCTTCACTTCGTGGATTCCATCAAAGAAAATCTCTTGTGCGTTATGCGGATCGATCACGTCCATCGTATTTCTCCAAGGGGAAATGCATGAGCATAAATTTGAGCAGCCGCCGGATGCTTGACGGGGGAACCAACACATCCGGCGGCCCTCTCTTGGGTGACGCGGTACTTGCACCCAATCCCTATTCAGTTGCCTCCACGTCTTCCTCCCTTCGTGGACGGCTCAACTCTCGCGCTCAACAGCGCGAGCTTTTTATTGACCTCCGCGAGTTCGCGACGGGCCTGTTCCTCATCGGCTTCGGCGCGCTCGTGGTGTTCCTGGTTGCTATCGGATTCGCCGGCTATCGCGCGCTCGTTGCGTAGCCGGTTGAGTATCAGGGCGGCGTGAAAGCCAATGCTCTGAAACACTGTTTGTCCTTCAAAAATAGGGTGTTGCGTCATGGGTATGAAACTGAACCCGAAACGTTGGGAGGCCAACGAGAACACTCCCAAAAGGCTTGGGAGGATCGAAAATGTCTGATGCCGCGTTGATGCTGAGGGAGCTGTCGTATCCCTGGGAGCCTGGCGAGAAGATCAAGGCCGTAATCGACAGAACGTCGAAACTTTGCCGCCTCTCTTACTGGCGGACATTTGACATCTGGTATCGCAAGGCCCGGAAGGTCGAAGACTACGAGATCGCTCAGATCGCCGAGGCCTTGCGGATCAAAAACGAAAAGGCAGCGCGGAATGAACTTCACGAACTCAAGCTCCGGCTCGCCCGGCTCGAGGCCTCCCTTTCTCAGGGAGATGCGGACTTCCATAGCCCGGCGATTGATTTCGCTCGGGAGCTGGTGCGCAAAGCTGGCCGTTAAAATCGCACCATGGATTGAATAGCCCGCTGCATCACAGTTCGGGCAAGAGCAGGAAGGGAAAGGAGAGGGGTAGGGGGACTATGGCAAATCAGACGAACTCACCTTGGACGGACGAACTCCGTTCAGAGGTGAAGGAAATGTGGCGCACACGCAGCGCAATGGACATCGCGGCAGCTCTTCAAGAGAGGGGCTACCGCTTCACTCGCAGCTCCATCATCGGCATCGTCCATCGCATGGGCCTGACCTTGGAGCACAAGTCCGAAGAACGGCGGCGGCGGGCTTCCCCGCCGAAGCGAGAGCGGAAGATGAAGCCGGTACTCCGGCTTGTCGGGGCGAGCAGTGCTGGCGGCCCCATCTTCAAGACGGTCTTGATTCCGGATCTGGATCTGGCGTGCGCCGACATCACCCCGCGCAACGTCTCCATTGCCGATCTCGGCAAGAACGAATGCCGCTACCCCTACGGAGACGGCCCGTTCACCTTCTGCGGCCATCCGACTGACGGCGGCGCGTATTGCGTCGGCCATAAGGCTCTCTGCTACGTCGATCCGAAGCAGCGCTGGAGGGACGCAGCGTGAAGGACTTGGATGACAAGTGGTGGCAGCGCGCCGGAACGGTGAGGGGGTCGACCTACGACAGGCTCAACAGGGGGCAGCGGCGCCTCAACGTGACTTTCACTGAAGAAATTCTTGAGGCCCTCCGGAACAAGGCTGTCGCGGAGCGACGCTCAGTTGGTGGGCTGGTTAGGCATCTCGTCGTGAAGGGGCTAACCCAATGAAGAGATCTCCGATCGACCGCAAGAAATGGAGCGAGGCAGACCGCTCTCTAGCGGGCACACTCCATGACTCCGGCGCCAGTGTGGCCGACATTGCGTCCGCTCTTGGCCGCAAGCCCGACGCAGTCAGGGCTTGGCTGCATCACAATTGCCGCGTCTGGACCGAGCCGACCAAGACTGAGTATCAGCGCGCCGATGTCCCTCATGCGGATATCCCTACCTGGTACGCTCTCGGCTGGAGGTTCGCCGGGTTTGAGGGCGATCGCTGTATCTTCGAATGGCGAGCATCCGGAAGGGCCCGGATGCCAAACATCGTGAATTCGACGGCGAATGAATTAGAGATGGCCGCATGAAGCACTACGCACTCGGCCGGCTCCCGACCGGACAGCGCAACAAAACTGAAGCTAACTATGAGCAGACCCTGGAGCTTCAGAAGCAGGCCGGTCATGTCCTCTGGTATCGGTTCGAGGGCATCAAGCTGCGGCTGGCCGATAATACGTTCTACACGCCTGACTTCGCCGTCATGCGTGATGATGGCGTTCTTGAGTGTCATGAGGTGAAGGGCTTTTGGCAGGATGACGCCCGCGTAAAGATCAAAGTCGCCGCCGACGCATATCCCTTCCGGTTCTTCGCGGTCAAAGCGCTGCCGAAGAAGAATGGGGGAGGGTGGGAATACGAGCAATTCTGATGGACCACTGGCAGAAGCTTGGCGACATCACCCAACGCATTACAGATCGGCTGGCGCCGGTCGTCATCAACGTCGAGCTCGCTGGCCCCGTCGCCGTGGCTCTCTACGCTGAGGCAATGAAGTCTGGCATCAAGCCGGAAACGCTCGCCGCCGAGGCCGTGCGCTCCTACTTGGGAGACGCCGCGTAATGGCTCGTATTCGGACGATCAAGCCAGACTTCTGGAAGGACGAGAAGATCATGGACTGCAAACCGATCGAGCGGCTGCTGTTCATTGGTCTCTGGAACCTAGTGGACGACTACGGACGCCTTGAGGTGGCCCCCCGCACCATTCGGGCAGAGATCTTCCCGGAAGATGACATCACCGCCACTGATGTTCGCGATATGTTGGTGTCGCTCAACTCTCGTGGTCTCATCACCATCTACACCGCCGAGGATCGCGAATACTTCTTCGTGACGAATTGGGACAAGCACCAACGTATTGATAATAAAGCGAAACCCAAATGCCCCGCGCCGTTCGGAGAAATTCCTAGCGAGGAAAAACAAATCCTCGGAAAAAATTCCGAGGGCTCGGAAAAAAAGTGCCTGGAAAGGGAAAGGGAAAGGGAAGAGGAAAAGGAGAAGAAAGAACCGCGCGCTGTCGCGCTTGGTGATTGGCCGGCAGACTATCGGGAACAGTTCTGGTCGATGTGGCCGAACAAGGTCGGCAAGCCGGCGGCCATGTCGAAGTTGGAGGCGGTTCGCAAGTCGGGAACGACTTGGGCGCAACTCACTGCCGGTCTCGAGCGCTACGTTCGTACCAAACCGCCGGATCGGTCGTGGCTCAACCCCGCAACGTTTCTCAACCAGCGCAGGTTCGAGGATGAGCCGGCTGAGATCATTCCGTTTCGCATGCCAGGCAACATCGACATGGACGATATTTGCCCGCCAAGCATTTACCGGGGCGTGCTTTGAGCGGAGATATCACCGAGGTCAGCCGCCTGCTGTCGTCACGCGCTCAATCCGTGGCGGAATATCTGCTGCCGAGGGGGCGCAAGGAGGGGCAGGAGTGGCGCGTTGGCTCGGTGGACGGCGAGCCGGGCCAGAGCTTGGGTATCCACTTGTCGGGCGGCAAGGCCGGCGTGTGGGCTGAGTTCAACAGCGGCGAGGCAGGAGACCTGTTGGACCTCTGGCAGCAGGTTCGGCGCGTCTCGCTCTCGGAAGCGCTCAGCGAGGCTCGTGAGTGGCTTGGGATCAAGCGCCAAGAGCCGTATCGGCAGCCAAAGCCGGAATACACCAGGCCACCCAAGCCAACCTGTTCGGCACCGCAGAATCGCGTGAGGGACTATCTCGAGCAGGAACGTAACATCCCGTCCGAGGTGATCGCCCGGTTCAAGATCGGCGAGGCCAAGAACGATATCATCTTCCCGTTTCTGCTTCCTGACGGGACGCTCGCAATGGCGAAGTCTCGGGCGGCGGAGGATGGCGCGAAGCCAAAACCGACTGCGGCCAATTGTGAGCCGGTCCTGTTCGGTTGGCAGGCCATGCCGGAGACGGCTAGGGAGGTGGTGATCACCGAGGGGGAGATCGACGCGCTGTCGTGGTCGGCCTACGGCGTGCCGGCGCTGTCAGTCCCCTATGGGGGCGGGGCCGGTAACAAGCAGCGCTGGATTGAAAGCGAGTTCGAACGCATGGATCGGTTCGAGAAGATCTACATCTCGACCGACATGGACAAGGAGGGGGACGCGGCGGCGGAAGAGATCGCGAACCGGCTTGGCCGGCATCGCTGCTTGCGGGTCCAGCTTCCCCACAAGGACGCGAACGAATGTTTGGTGAGGGGTATCCCGCCGGCAGAGATGCGGAAGCTGCTGGCGGATGCCGCGCATCTGGACCCGGAGGGGTTGCGCAAGGCAACGGATTTCACCGATGCAGTGACTGCCCTATTTTGGCCGTCGCAGGATACGCCGATCGGATATCGGACGCCGTATCGGAAACTTGGCGAGAAGCTGCTGTTTCGGCCGGGTGAGTTGACGTTGTGGACCGGCGCGAGCGGAGGCGGGAAAAGCCAGATCCTGTCCGACTGCATTGTGGACTGGGTGAGCCAAGGCAGCCGTATCTGCTTGTCCAGCCTCGAGATGCGCCCAGAGCAATCGCTTAAGCGCATGTGCAAGCAGACTGTAGGTGTGGATAGGCCCACCGAGCCGGCGATCAAGCGCGCCCTTTCGTGGCTCGATAATGGTCTGTTGTTGTATGAAAAAGTAGGCAAAGCAGGGGTTAAGGGCCTGCTCGAAATCTTCAGTTTTGCGCGCGCAAAGTACGGTTGCGATCAGTTCGTGGTCGATAGTTTGATGCGCCTCGGAATTGATCAGGAGGACTACTCGGCCCAAGAGCGCGCACTATTTGAGCTTGTGGATTGGGTGCTGGCGAATGGGGTCCACCTGCATTTGGTGGCGCATTCTAGGAAGGGCGACAAGGATAGGGGTGTGCCTGAGACAGAGGACGTGAAGGGCGCCATGGAGATCGGGGCGAACGCTTTCAACATCATAGCGGTCTGGCGCAATCGGAAGCTCGAGGATCAAATCAAGGCGGCACAGACCGACGAGGAACGCGCAAAGTTGGCTGAAAAGCCGGGTGTCATCCTGAATATTGCGAAGCAGCGCAACGGCGATTTTGAGGGGAAGATCGCGCTGTGGTTCAATCAGGAGAACTACCAGTACCAGTCGTCCTACGATCGAAGTGAGTGGAATCGGCGCTATCTGCCAAGAGGGGAAGCAGCATGAAGCACTACGAGGGGCATCAGTGGGTGGTAACGGACGACGGGATTGAGCGGCGCGATGGCAACTACTTCATCCGGGCGGAAGATCTCGACAACGACCTTGGGCCTGGCGGCTGGGTCGGGCACATGGCGGCAAAAGATTGGGTCGATATTGAGGATTTCAAACGTGCGTTCGAGGTCGCGAAGCGACGCAACACCTGATCGGGGCAAGCATCACACATGGCACGCGCTAAACGACGGCAGCCGTACAACCCAGCGCACGACCGCAAGGCTACGGATCTGCACCATACGGTCCTGATCGATCTGATCGAGGTGGACAACCCGCTGGCGATTGATCCGGGGGAGAAAATCGAAGTGGTGCGCAACCTTCGCGATGATCCGCTTGGCCGCCTTCAGTCGCGCCGGCAGATCGACGACGCGCAATTTCACGGAGGGCGGGCATTCCAACGCGATTTCGAGACCGCAGAGCGCGGCCCTCGAGCTATCGATCCCAGCAAGGAAGCGGTCGATGGCGGGTTAATGCCAGAGGCTATCACGGAGGGCCAGCGGAAGGCAGCCATTCGCCTGGCTGGGGTTTATCGCAAGCTGGGGCAGGATGGGTCGTCGCTTATCCACGCCGTTCTTATCCACGGCAGCACGATCGCCGGAGTTGCCAACTCCCGCGGCTTTGGTGGCAAGCGTTGGGAGGAGTATTTTGGGATGCGCTTTCGGGAATGCCTGGATACCCTCGCCAAGTTCTACGGGTTTGCCAACGAGGATTCGCGGCGTCGCCGGGTCGTTGTGGAAGAAACCCAATACGGGTAGGGGGTACTTGACCCCCGGGGCAAATCAGGGTACATTCGTCATCGTCGCAAGAATTGTAACCCGCCCGGAGAAATCCGCTGGCGGGTTTTGTTGTTCGGGCAGCGCTGTTGCTACCGTCAGGCTGCATCCCCCTGCCACGGCCGTTTACGTGCCGAGAGCCGACACCTGCCGGCGCTGCCCGACGCCCATTAACGACCCACCAAGGCTCCAATGGTGCATCGATGAACCTGACCACAGAACAGCTCAAGTTGCTCGCACGCCTGATCCGTGACGGCCAGGCGAAGATTATCGAGCGCGGCGGCAAGCTTGTGCCGGTGAGCCTGATCTGATGGGCGTTGACGGAACACTGCTGTGAATTTAGGCCTCCCCGAGGCATTCGCCTACGCAGATCAGATCTGGATGGGCGGCATCGGCTGGATTGTTGGAGGGATTTGTCAGCGATGACCGACAACGTTCGCTACATCCGCGACTACAAGAGGCGCGAGGAAAGGGAAGCGGAGATCAAGCGCTTCGCCAACCGCTTGGTTGATCTTGGCGATCAAATTCGGGCGCTACAAGACACGGCACCGTGCGAAATGCCGCCGGTTCAGCCGAACTATATCGCCCCGGACCGAGACCCAGCATGACCTCCATCGTCACCGACTTCAAATCGATCAATCGCAAGCTCAACCGCCAAGACCAGAAAGCCGAGTTCGAGGCTAAGAACCCGAAGGTAGAGCCGAGCATGTACGGCTGGCCGTATGGGGTGGCTGTGCCGCTGAAGTCCATGGCGCATCCCGAGTGGCCGTATGCCGGAGCGGGCTTTGAGTGGTCGAAGTTCGTCAAGGTCAAAATCTAAACCGTTCAACGATTTGAGGAATTTAATATGGCCGGCAGACCTCCCGGCGCTGTGAACAAGGACAAGCCGTTTCGTGATGCTCTGCGGATGGAGCTGGCCGCCGCTGGCGCTGATCACAAGGCGCTTCGCGAGATTGCGCGGAATCTGATTGATGTTGCGCGTCACCCAGATGTGCAGGCGCTCCCGGCCATTCGAGAGATCGCCGATCGGCTCGACGGCAAGCCTGCCCAGGCCATCATCGGCGGCGAGGACGACGATCCCGCCGTCAAGATGGTTCATAAGATCGAGCGCGTGATTGTCAGCCCTCCAAATCAAGACGGCTAGGGTTTTTGAGCCGCTACTGCATCCTGCCAGATACAAGGGCGCACATGGCGGGCGCGGCTCGGGCAAGTCTCACTTCTTCGGCGAGCTCGCAGTTGAGGATGCGCTAAGGGCGCCTGGTGACTTCGGTGAGGGCCTTCGGATGGTTTGCATCCGCGAGGTCCAGAAGGATCTAACGCAGTCGTCCAAGCTTCTGATCGAGGACAAGATCAGGCGTTTGGGGCTGACTGAGGCGGACGGCTTCAAGCCTTGGAATG